GACCAAGCGCAAGCTAGATTGGGAGTGGGGCATGCTGACTCAAGGAGAAATGAGTCAGCTTTTAAATGCCGTATCGCCTGAGTTCTTCACGGTGTCCTATCCTGACCCAATGTCAGGGCAAACAACTAAAACATTTTACGTCGGAGACAGAACGGCTCCGAGCTACTCATTTACTGAAAAATTCAAGCCATGGTCTGGCGCTAAGTTCAATCTGATAGAAAGGTAGGTTTTTAAATATGGATGTATTCAGACGACAGAAATTCAATGAAGCTATGTTTGCTAAAAACCGTACTCTTGCTATCAGAGTAGGAAGCTATCAATCTAGAGATATCAACGAGGCTAGTTTTGATTATGGCTACATCAAAGGCGATACCTACAAGCCAGGTGGGACGTGTGCAGGTAGTTCCAAGATTGTTTTTGCGAGCGTGATTACATCATTTAGAAAGTTAGATAAAATTTACCCAGAGATTGGCCTTTTGGTCGATGGATCCTATGAATGGGTTAAAATGGGAGAGTATTTTATCAACGACATTGAAATCGACCGAAACCGTAAAACAACCAAGCTTGATCTCATTGATGGAATGTTTAAGTTGAACCGTGAACACGTCACAGACTTAACTTATCCAGCAGAAATCAGAAATGTGATCAAAGAAATCTGTTTAAAAACAGGTATCGAACTTGCCAATGAAAACATGGGTCTTGCATCCATGAATTATCGAATTGACAAGATTCCTAAAGATAAAAAAATGACATTCCGAGACGTTTTAGGGCTATCAGCTCAAATGCTTGGGATGTCTTGTTTTTTCAACCGTGAAGGAAAACTTGAAGTCAAGGAATTGACCGACTCAGGGATTGTGATAACTGCTGATAGCTACTTCATGCACGGATTGACCAAGAGCGAGATTGAGTATCAAATTGCAGGGATAACTTGTAAGAAAGATAAAGAAACGCTCACGGTCGGATTGCGTACAGGTCGTTCACTTGAAATTGAGAATATATTTATGTCTCAGTCTGTTTTAGACAACCTCTATCACAATATCAAAGATATCAGGTACTATCCATTTAGCCTGAATTATCAAGGGCATCTGTTACTTGATGTTGGCCAGTGGGTAACTATCAAAACCAACACAGGCGAGACGTTCAAATCTCCAGTTTTGAGTCAATCTTTCAATTTCAAAGGTGGGCTTCGTGGTCGCATTAGCGCTGACAGCAAAGCTGGGAATGATGCGCAATATTCGTATGCAGGTACAATTACCAAAAAGATTGAACAATTCAATGAGTTTGAAGCTCAACTTCAAAACCAAATTGAGGAAGCAGATAGAGGGTTCGATGCAAAGGTTGACCAAATAAAGCAAGATTTTAGCGACCAAATCAAACTCGTTGAAGCAAAAGCCGAAGAAAACAAACGTTCGTTATCCGAAGAAATCAATCGAAGGTTTCAAGATTTCAACTCAGCTGGTTTTGAAGAGACCAAAGCAAAAGCAGAAGAAGCCTTGAAAAAGGCTGGCACGAGTGCTGAAGTTATTAGTGAAATCAAGGAAGTTATTCGGGGAAACTCTATTGATCTCATCAATATCTCTAGTAGAGTTAACGAGCAAGATGGCAAAATTACTGACTTTAAAAATGAATATGGCTCTAAAATGCTTGAAGTCAATCAAACGACAGATGGCATTATAACAAAAATCGGAGAAATAACATCATTCATTGATAAGGACGGCCAACGTCAAGAAGAATTGAAGCGATATGCCAGAGAAGAAACAGCTAATCAAACAAATGCTATTCGTGAAACAATATCAAGAGATTATGTCGCTAAAAGCACTTACCTTGAAAATGTTGAAGGCATTAACCAACGTTTTGAAGCTCTTAAACGAGATAACGAGGTCAAACTAGCCGATTACAAACAAGGGATTGACGGACGAATTACAACACTTGCAAGTCAAATGGCTGGAAAGGTCAACGACGCTGATTTCCAAAGAGTTAAAGAAACAAGCCAATTATACGAGCGTGTTTTGGGTAACACAGAACAAGGCTTGCCTGATAAAATTTCACGTTTGGTTATGACTAACGAAATTTTTCAGACAGAAGTCAACGACTTAGTCGTATCTGATAATAACTTGATTGTCAATTCTGAAACGCTTGATAAACATACAATCGTAGCTAAGAGAAACGGAGTCAGTATCTACAATACTTCTTATGGAGTATTTAACATTGACGCTCAAGGTCTGACTAGTTATAACTGGGGCGGGTTCACATTGCCTATTTACGTTCCTAAAATTTTAAAAGGCGAAGTGTACACACTAGGTTTTAAGTATAAAATCAGGCGACAACTAGATCATGAGTTTTGTGTGGTTATTAAAAATCATTCACAGAACAAAACTGTTTTACAAAAAACGATTGCAAACCCTGAAACACCTATCCAAAACGTTTGGATTGACTTCCAAAGTACGTTCAAAATGACAGAAGACCTTGATTTCAACCAAGTAGGGAACTTCCCTATTTTCTTCTATCTTGTAAAAAATGGCTGGGTAGAAGTCAAAGAGCCTATGCTTGTGAGAGGTCCGAGAACTGGTAGCTTTAAACCAAGCCAATTTGACGAAGCTTATAAAATGACAGACGAAGCTAAAGGACTTGCTACGGATGCACAGACAAGAGCGATACAGCTTGCTAAAGGTTTGGAAGCAACACGGACACAAGTCACACAGCTTGCAGGTTCATGGTCGGTTAAAAATCTGAACAGCGCTGGGGATATCATTTCTGGTATTAATCTAGGCTCTAATGGTAACAATCGAATTATTGGCCGAGCCACTCACATTACAGGCGACACCTTGATTGACAATGCAGTTATCAAGTCAGCCATGGTTGATAAATTGAAGACTGCAAACTTTGAAGCTGGTTCAGTGACTACTAACATTTTAGAAGCTGAAGCAGTAACAGCTGATAAGGTTAAGTTTGATACTGCATTCATTCAGAAGCTAGTATCAAAACAAGCATTCATCGATGAGTTGTTTGCGAAACAAGCGACGATTACTCGGATTCAATCCATTGATTTCACAGCTAACCATATTAAAGGTGGGATGCTCACGTCTACAAACGGTAGATCAGTCTTTGATTTGAACTCTGGACAAATTCGGATGCAAAGTGACTCTACTGGGTGGAGAACCTCATGGGATTCGAATGGAATAGCGTTTAGAGGTCCTGGTAATGACGTTTGGGGTGCGATGGGTGGCGACTCTGGCGGTGGTGTCGGTATCTATATGCGTGGAGGCCATGCATTTAATTTAGTTGTAAACCATAATGATGGTGGGGGGTCACAGCCTTATACAGCTTTGCGTGTAAAATATGGAGATGGTACATACTTGCAATTTTCGCCTGGTGGTCCGAGTTACAATTTATTAACATTATTTAAAACTATCTTTGATAATTTTAAATACAATAATAGTACCTATTATGATATTAGATAAAACGAGGTGAACAATGAACATATCAAATAAAGTGATTCAAAACTTAGGTATTCAACTAGCAAATAAGACAATCGATGAGGCTTTTAGTCTTGCTGAACGTGACGAATTACGGGAGCAACTCCAAGAAGCCCACGGGCAACTTAAAAAAATCAACAAAGTCTTGCAATCAGATGAAAAACTAAAAGAATTGTTTGACGAAATCGCAGAAAAATTAGAAAAGGAATAATATATGGCATTTAAAATCATTAACAAATACTTACAAGAAAACAACAGAACATTCGTAGCAATTCGACAAGATGCACCATACACGGCATTTGACCGTGTCTTGATTGGCAATCACATGAATGAGTCAGATGAAGATTTGATTAAAGCAGTCATTGCTCAAGTAACGACTGAATTTAATCCAGCTGAAGGTGTTAAAAAACTTCAAGAAGACTTGCACACGCAAGCGCAAGAATACGAAGTCAAGCTCGCTGAAAAAGATGCAAAAATCGCAGAAGTTAAGGCAGTAGCAGATTGGGCAGTATTGGTTCGTGTAACAGATGTAGATAATCCGCTTGATCCAACAGTCTTTAAGCGTGGACTTGAATTGGTAGACCTTGGCCAAGTTGGAAAAACTTACAAACCACAAGAAATCTTCACACTTAATAATCCGAACCATGTCGAGAAGTTCCAGGAAGGTCAACGTGTCATGGTTCAAGTTAACGAAGAATTCACTTATCAAGGTCAAACGCTCGAAGAGCTAGCAAGTCTTGAACAAAACGGAAAGCTAGGCATTTGGAAATGGACTGAACCAAAACCAGAGAAACCATCTAGCGAGCTAGACACTCAACCTGTTCAATAAGAGGTGACGTATGCGAGATTTACCAATTCATGAGCTTATTGAACATCTAAAGAACCTTTCGTCTAGTCCATACATCCACATCTTTTTCTGGCTAATGATCTTGGATATCGTTACAGGATATGTCAAGGCATTTAAGACTAAACGATTTGATAGCAAGATTGGAACCATGGGATTGATTCGTCATTTCGTAGTATTCACAGTCATCTTACTGGTTGCGATGTATGCTCGTTCACTCGGTGTTCGTCCGTTGGGAATTACCTGGACAATGTTCTTTATTGCTAACTATCTAGGCTCGGTGCTCGAGAATTGGGAAGCTATTGGTTGGGCATTCCCAGAATTCTTGAAACCTTACATCAACCAAATTAAGAAAGACAATGCTAGAAAACTTGGTCAATTACTAGTTAATGTTGACCAGAAAGATAAAATTGAAATCGAAGTAAAGGAGAAATACGATGCAACAAATCAATGAAATCATCATCAATGCAGCAATTAGTATTCTGGTAATTTTGACCGGAATCGCAGTTAAATCAATCAAGGAATACCTGGTAAAAAAAGGTGGCGAACAGACGGTCAAGATTGTCGAAATCTTGGCCAAGAATGCGGTCAATGCAGTTGAACAGGTATCGGCTGAGACTGGTTACAAAGGTGAAGAGAAGCTGGAACAAGCTCGAATTAAAATCCGGGCAGAGCTTAACAAATATAATATTGGTATGACCGACAAAGACTTGGACACATTCGTTGAATCTGCTGTCAAGCAGATGAATGATGCGTGGACTGAAAAATAGATCAAGAGAACCTTTTTAGGTTCTCTTTTTAATATCTAAAGAAAGGAGTCACATTTGAAGAAAGTCATCGAAAAGAAACTTGAAATCACATCGAATAATAGAGATGTGGATAGACTCTATCAAGAAATTTTCAGTATGGATAAGAATATCGCTGAATTCAAATTCACGATTGACAATCTAGCTGCTAACAAAGTCATCTGCTTGTTCTATTTCAAGCGTTCAAAACGATACTCAACTGTCGAAGCGACAATTGAAGATAATACCTTTACTGTCAAGTTTGACACTTCATTGATTACGATTGATGAACATGTCGTCGGGTATATCTATTTTGAAAAAGTAGAAAAATCTGCTGACGTGTACAGCTTTCAGTTCAATGTTCGGGTTAGTGAACTTGATAAGTCTAAGACTGCACCTTTCATCGAACAGAAGACAGGTCGCATCGTAGACATTGATAGCATTGTTACCAGGTCAGAATTAGAAGAAATTCTCAAGACTATTCATATTGAGGGTGCTGCACAAGACAATTCAGAGATCATTAAACGTTTAGCAGCCTTAGAAGCTAAGCCTGAAATCGACACGAGTCAGTTCGCTACGAAGGAAGAATTGCAGAACATTTCACTTACCCCCGGACCGAGGGGAGAACGAGGAGAACAAGGACCTGCTGGCTTACCTGGACCAGTCGGACCTCAAGGCCCTATTGGCTTAACTGGTCCAAAAGGCGCTGACGGTGTAGGTATTCCTCAAAAGATATCTTTGAGTGGGAACACTCTCACCTTGTCGGACGGTGGAGGTAGTATCACACTTCCAACCGCTACACCATCAAACACAGGCGGTCAAGTATCCGAATACGAAATCCATGGTCAAGGTATGCCAAATGGCAAGGTAACAGCGCCGGTTGGGACTACCTATGTTGACACAGCTGTTACAAACAAGGCTCTCAAGTGGATCAAACGTTTCGGTTCGGATAACCAAGGATGGCAGGTTCTAGTAGGTGACACTGGGTGGATCAATCTTCCTATTGTTTCTAAACTTGGCGGCTCTTATCTGAAAGTACGCCGTGTAAATAATACGGTTATGTATCAGTTTGGCGGTCTGTCGTGGGGCTGGTTCGGTATTGTGCGCCGAGGCGGGCCGGGGTACTCTATTCAGCCATCCGACCGTGACCGAAATTGTTTCATTTTAGGTTTAGGTGGGATCCCTCAAGGTTTCCGTTCCGAGTTTAGTCTTATTGGAGGTATATACAATGACGCAGGAACGCCCTACGGTACATGGTATTTAGGAGGATCTGGAGATGGTAACATGCTGAGGTTTCAGTTTACTGATCCAGTGCCTACTGACCGTGATATTGGCGATATTCGAGTAAGTTCAATTTCTTACTTGACGAGCGAGCCTTGGCCTACAAGGCTACCGTGATTTTAAAAAGGAGAATAAATGAGTAAAATTAATGAAATGGTCCAATTCTTCATCGATAAAGCAGACGCTGGAGCTGGTGTCGATTATGATGGCATGTACGGATACCAGTGCGCTGATTTAACGTGCATGGGTGTTTATAAGTTCTTTGGTGCACGTCTTTGGGGAAATGCAATCGACTTGCTACGTTCAGCAGAAGCAGCAGGACTTCAAGTTGTCTATGGCGCACAGTATCCAAAGGCTGGGTGGTTCTTCGTCAAGAACTTCGTGGCAGGCGATGGTGTGAACTATGGCCATACTGGGCTTGTCTATGAAGATTCAGACGGTTCTACCATTAAGACCATTGAACAGAATATTGATGGCAATTGGGACTATCTTGATGTCGGTGGACCTTGTCGCTATTATGAACGTTCAGTAAATTCAATCGTAGGTTATATCGTACCGCCTCAAGAAGACCAATCAGGCTGGAAGCATGATGACACTGGCTGGTGGTGGAGTCGTAAAGATGGCTCTTATCCTACTTCAAAATTTGAAGCAGTAGATGGAAACTGGTTCTATTTCAATGATAATGGCTATATGTATGCTGACCAATGGCTACATCACACAGATGGTAACTGGTACTGGTTTGACCGCGACGGCTATATGGCTAACAGTGGCTGGAAAAAAATCAATGGGAAATGGTACTACTTTAATGCAGACGGTGCCATGCAGACTGGCTGGGTGAAATACTACGAGAAGTGGTATTACCTGGATGGTCAAAATGGCGATATGAAATCAGACTGCTTCGTGCCATACAATGGTGGCTACTACCTCATGCTTGAAGATGGCCGATTGGCTGAGCAAGCAGAATTCACAATCGAGCCTGATGGCTTGATTACAACTAAATAAAAATAAGCATAGAAAGGCTTTCAGAATTTAATTACACTTGACCGCTCAGTTTTTGAGCGGTCTTTTTTTGTTCAAGAAGGGGCAAAAAAGGGGCAGAAATGTCGTAAACTTCTGTAAAACAATGTAAAAACAATTTTTTTAAAGCTTAAAATATAGCGATTTTATAAGATATAGGAATTTGATGTAAATATATGTAATGGTATTTTTAAAAGCAGATGAATTATAGCGATATAAAACAACCCCTTGATTTATCAATGCTTTCAAGGGGTTTTGTTATGTTGCAAAACTAAAAAGGGGCAGACAAGGGGCAGAATTAAAAAATACTATCTAATTTATCGACCAACTTATCCTCCATATCTTGTGTTGTGTGAGAGTAGATTTCTAATGTCATCTTAGCGTTCGAGTGCCCAACTCGGTCCATGATCGATTTAATGGGAAGTCCTGATTCTGCTAAAAATGAAATATGGGAGTGTCTGAAAATATGGCTGGTTAGATTTTTATCTATTCCAGCTTCCTTGCCATATTTTTTTAATATCTGTATAAAGCAAGCTATTGTTGTAGGCTGATTCCATCTTTCAAAGCAGAAGATATAATCATCGCTTGACAATGGCTGGAAACGTTCGCTAAGACGTGCTATTTGTCTTTGAATTGCTTCCATAACAGTCTTAGAAGCTTTGATTGTCCGTATTGAATTTGTAGTCTTTGGAAGTGTTTTGATTTTGTTTACTGAATCAAAATTACCTGTGATTTCAATTTTGTTATTTTGAAAATCAATATTCTTCAACTGCAAGGCAGTTAACTCTCCATATCGCATGCCTGTCAAAGATAGAACAAGCACCATATCTGCATACTTCTGGTGGTATTCTCGACCATTTAGAACGTTCACTAAGGTTTTTATTTCATCCATGGTAAGGAAATTATTACGCTTTTTTTCTAGCTCTTCCAAAGTCTTTGGTCTTTGAGGAATTGTAGTATAATCCACTTCGTTATTCTCGATATAAGAATATTGAACAGCGTACTTGAAGATACCTCTGAGTCGGTGTCTGACTTTTTTAGCAGCAATATGTCCATTGGTTTCAATCACTTTTTCGATAGCTTCCTGGAGAAAACGTCTGTCTAAATTGGCCAATAAAGTGTCAGATGGTATGACTTCCTTCATCTTCTTATCAATTGACTTGCAATTTTGTTTCGTCGACTCTTTGACTGTTTGTGACCAGGATTTATAGAATAATTTATAAATTTCTTCAAAGGTAATAATCTCTACTTGTTTTTTATTTAGCTTTTGTTTTATCTTTTCTTGCAGAAGTAATGCTGCTTGATTTCGTGCCTGGGGAGTTTTCTTTTCCATCGTGACCGATACTTTTTTTAATTTCTCAGTATATGGATCCTTATACCGTTCAAAAAATTTATATTTGCCGGTTGGTAATTCTTCCATCCACATTTGCTTTTCACCTCATTTCTTGGTAAAATAGACATAGAAAAGAGGGCTTTTTAATGCCTGTCTTTCTATACATCCTACCTCACGCTCAGACTCGCCAAAGTTTGAGAGCGTGGGGCTTTTTTTCTTTATTCAAATTCTTTGAAACTATCTAAAATCTTATCTCTCGAGTCAGTTGGGTTGACAATCATAACAACGAAATTCCCATAAATTGTAACGGGTTGGTCAAGTAGTTTTTTATCTTTCTTGATGGATGCAAAATATGGATTACCTTCCTCGTATTGATACACTTCCACAGAACTTCCGTCTGGTAAAGTAAATCCTTTGCCATCTTGCGCTTGAACTAACGAAAATGACTTTTCTTGTTCATGTTCAATGGTAAATCCATTATCTTCCAACGCTTTCTTGAAGTCGTCTAAACTGGTCGCTTTTTTAGAAGCGGGTTTTTCGGTTGTCTTTGTTTCCTTAGCCTCGGTTTGTTCTGTTTTTGGTTGTTCAGAACTACCTTTTGTAGCTGATTGGTTACTAGAGCAAGCTGCTAGAGTAAAAGTAGCAGCAAGCAAAATAGTTGACGTTATAAGTGTTTTTTTCATGGATATTCTCCTTTGTTTTTTTCTAGCCAACCAGGGCTTTATACTCTTCCATGACCATGATTTCATCAGTAATGCTTTTTAAATTGTAGAACTCCATAAATTTCAAGTAGTTGAAATCTTCCGGACTCTCCAAGCCGTCAAGTGCATCTTCTAGTAAATGATGAATCATATTCCTGTTTGCTTCGTTTTCACATCTTATAAGTGCGTTTTGGTATTCTCTTTCAGTGTGGTCTATGTGACCCAGTTCATGGAGAATTACTTGTTTTTGTTTTTCGGGTGCTAAGTCCTTACTCACGAATACAACTTTTATCTCGTCAATATAGATGCCGTTACGATTCCATAAATCCTTATCGAAGTATTCAATCTTGACACCATACTTTTTGCAAATATCTTCAATGCTCATTTTCTATTAAGATATATTTCTATTATGTTTTGAATGGCTTCAATATCATCTTCATTCAACGGTTTCCCATCAAAAGTTTTTGCGTTTTCTGCCATTTTGCGTAAGTCGGATGAAGTAAATTCGGGTTCTGTCGGTTTTTCAATTCTCAAAATATCGTTAGTAGAAGTATTGAATACTTTTGCTAAAGCGATCAATTTCTTACCAGTAGGCAAATTAATACCACTTTCCCATTTTGAAATTGTGGTTTGAGATTTATAACCTAACATATTAGCCAATTCGCTTTGTTCAATATTTCTTGCTTCCCTTAATTCTTTAATTCTTTGTCCTATTTCTAGGTATTTTTCCTTGCTAACCATGACTTTTTTCTCCTTACGTTCTATAAGTCTATTATATAGAAGGAATGATTTAAAATCAAGTGAAACGATAAAAAAAATAAAAAAATATGAAAAAAAATCAAAAAAAGTGTTGACAAATGATTATAAGTCATATATAATGGTCTCATAAATCAAATACATGATTTAAAATCATAAAAAAGAAAGGAGTCTTAAATGGCACAACCAACAATTACTATCGCAGAGTTGCGAGCGCGACATGATAAAATGACTCAATCACAACTCGCAGAATTAGTCGGAGTCCGAGCTCAAACTATCAACGCTTGGGAAAAGGACATTACATCTATTAAAGCTCAACACCTTTTAAAGTTGTGTGAAGTTTTAGGAACAACTGCAAGTGACCTTTTAGGGGTTTAATTTTTTACCAAGTATATGATTTTAAATCATATAAGGAAGGGGATATATGCCAAGACCAAAACATTGGCCGTATGTTGCTAAAAAAAGCAAAGGAAGACCACGATTAAGCAGCTTGTCCTTACGTGACAATAAATTGATTTTGGATTCCAAGGAATTAACAGGAGTAAAAAGTTATGAATTGAAAAGTCTAGAAACAACGACAAGATTTTCTGAATTAAAAATAACTTTACTTGTTAAGTTGGTCTGAAATAACTTTTGAAAAGGGGAGTAGAAAAATGATACACCATTATATAACCCATTACGCCAGAGATGGGAAAGATTACGCTGAAGCATGGATTCAAATAAATATTTTTGGAATGTGCTTTTGTTTATGGAAAAAGCGTACAACCATTGAACGATTGTACGCAAACGAAGATTAGACTTTCTTCCAGCCGTTGCCTTTAGCTGATGTCGGAGGTAGCCGATCACCTTTTCCAATAGTCGCGGTATGACCATTAGTGACTTTTCCACCACGAGGTCCCACCTCTACATAGTGGCCGGGTTTCTGATTGTCTGTTCCAGGTTTTATTGGAGTATTTGTCATACTATCTTCTCCTTTCTATTGAAATTTTGACTAAAACAGTGAGAGGTCCTAGTCAAAAGTTATTATATCAAATCAAGGAGGAATCACATCGGTCTCAAGACCGATATAGGAGTTTGAATGGAAGATAAAATCATAGAACTAGCTGATTACTTTATAAGCGAAAATGCAACATACAGAGAAGCTAAAATAGCGTGTGAGAAGCTATTAAAACAAGTTAGCCATGAGATAGAACTCAGGGCAATGGAAAGTAAAATTCCTAAACAAAAAAGCACCTGACGAGAAGTCGGGCACTTACTAAAATTTTCAATTTAATTATATCACGAAAGGATCGAATATGGAAGCAATTGAAGTTGTGAGAATAAAAGATGTAATCATCGAAAAGGTTTCAGCCAACGATGAAGAATTAGAACACATCTTTGGATGCACAAAGCGACAAGTAGGAGACATGAGACGAGAGATGAAGAAATTGCCTAGTCAACAGAGGCACCTCAGAAATGACGGCCAACTTGTCACAATTAAAGGGTTTGACACATACCTGCAATACAGAGGTAGTCGAGAATGGAAAAAAGAAATGGAAACAAGCAAGAAAATGAGGTCAGTCGGATGAAATTATTAGACAGAATCACAAAATGGTTTTTCAACACAACAAAAATTGAAATCAACACCGACTGGAGATTGGTTGCGTTGGACTTAAACCAAGAATTGATTGCAGCACAAGAAGAAAACCAAATACTTTATCAGCGCATCGCTGACTTGGAAAAACTTTTAGAGGTATAGAAAAAATGGAAATCAAATACATATATAATAAAACGCCCCTTGGTTGGGTGTGGCAGTTAGTAATTGATGGGTATGAGTTTTTTATCCATGTGGCGATTTAAAAGCGTTAAAAAAATTCGTCAAATCAGAACTTGATGTTTTGTTAGACAAAAAAAGAAAGTGATAGTAATCACGGCTTGGCCTTTCATGCGTGTGGATATAATGGTCAAGCGCAACAAGAATATATTTCTTATTGGGAAAAACAAGGTTTGAGTATATTTTAAGGAGATTTAACATGACAGAACCAACTTTATCAAGCCAACTGCTTGGTCTTGCAACAACTATGATTAGTTTGTTCATTGTATTGTCACTGATTGCATACGGTGAACAAAAAGCAAAAGATAAGATGCATAAGCAGCAAGAACATGACAAGATGATTATTGAAGTCTACCAACAAGGGCGAAATCAATTCAACAATATTGCTCGCATGAACATTCACAACTGCGACCGTCAATTCACATACGATACCCAACCACCTATTGGTTTATCGAAGAAACAAAAACAAGGAGCATAAAATGGTAACAATCAACAAATTGGAAATTGAAAACGTCAAGCGCGTTAAAGCGGTTAAATTAGAGCCATCAGCGACTGGTTTGACAATTGTCGGTGGAAATAACAATCAAGGGAAAACAAGTGTACTAGACGCGATTGCTTGGGCTCTAGGTGGCAACAAGTACAAACCTAGCCAAGCACAGCGCGAAGGCAGTACAATTCCACCTAGCTTAAAAATCACGCTATCAAATGGCTTGATTGTGGAGCGCAGCGGTAAGAATAGCACCCTCAAGGTCATTGACCCAAGTGGCAACAAAGCAGGTCAGAACTTGCTGGATAGCTTTGTGGAAGAGCTAGCTATCAACTTACCAAAGTTTATGGAACAGACCAGCAAAGAAAAAGCAAAAACTTTATTGCAAATCATCGGAGTGGGCCCGCAGTTGGTTGAATTGGAAATGCAGGAAAAGGCAAAATATGACGAACGCCATGCAATCGGTGTGATTGCTGACCAAAAAGAAAAGTTTGCTAAAGAGCAACCTTACTACCCAGATGCACCGAAAGAGCTAGTCTCTATCGCTGAACTTATCCAACAACAACAAGCTATCCTTGCGAAAAACGGGGAGAACGCCCGTAAACGTCAAAACTTAGTGGCTATCCAAAATCGACATGATTCAGCAGCTGCTGAAGTTGAACGGCTCGAACAATTGCTGGCCGATGCCAAAGAAAAAGAAAGTCAGTTAGCTCAAGACTTGGCTATCGCGAATACAGATGCCATGGACCTTATCGATGAATCTACTGAAGAAATCGAAAACAACATCGCAGAGATTGACGAAATCAATCGTAAAGTTCGTGCTAATCTTGACAAAGATAAAGCCGAAGAAGATGCCAAAGGCTATCGCGAGCAATACAAGGAACTTGATAACGTGATTGCAGACATCCGCAAGCAAAAGACGGACTTGCTCACAAATGCAGACTTGCCATTGCCGGGCTTATCCGTGGATGATGGCGAACTCTTGTATCTCGGCCAACGTTGGGACAATATGAGTGGTAGTCAGCAATTACAAGTGGCGACTGCAATTGTGCGTAAATTGAAACCAGAATGTGGATTCGTACTGATTGATAAGTTGGAACAAATGGATCAGCTAACTTTGCAAGAGTTTGGAGCATGGCTTGAGCAAGAAGGCTTGCAAGCAATTGCGACAAGAGTTTCAACGGGCGGAGAGTGCTCAGTTATTATCGAAGACGGTTACAGCGTTGAACCCGAAACAATTCAAACACCGCAAGGGTGGCAAGGCGGATTCTAAAAAAAGAAAGAAGGAAATATCATGAAATACACAGACAAATTCGCAGTATTAAGAAATAAAAAAACAGGAACTTTTGTAAACAACTATAAAAGCAAAAAAGGAACGTTTGCTTATTCTGTTGAATATACAGATGGTCTTAGACGCGTTGCAAAAAATAAACTCAAGGCAATCGAAGACCAAAAAGAAGACTTTGAAAAATTAGCAAACGCGCTCAATTGTGAAATTTTAGTCGTCGAAGCAGAGTACACATTAAAAACACTTGATGGTAAAGAACCGGAAGAATTAACCGAAGATATTGAAGAAGCGAAACGCAGACATCTAGTGAATATTATTCATGGACTCTTTTCGGACGACGACAACACGGAGGACTAAAACATGCAGATTACTAGAGGAAAACGGGCGCGAGCTCAAAAGGTAGTTATCTACGGTCCTGAAGGAATTGGGAAATCTAGCTTTGCAAGTCAATTCCCAGACCCCGTCTTTATCGACACGGAAGGTTCAACAGATAACATGGATGTGGCACGACTTGACAAGCCGACAAGCTGGACCATGTTAGTCAATGAGATTGCTTTTATCAAGGCAAACCCAACAGAATGCAAAACACTCGTCGTTGATACGGTTGACTGGGCAGAGCAATTAGCAGTAACTCACGTATGCTCACAGCATGGAAAGCAAGGGATTGAAGATTTCGGATGGGGCAAGGGTTACACTTACGTCCAGGAAGAAATGGGGCGTTTCTTAAATGCCTTATCTGACCTAGTCGATATGGGTATCAATGTAGTATTGACTGCACACGCTCAAATCAAAAAATTTGAACAGCCGGACGAGATGGGCTCTTATGACCGCTACGAATTGAAGCTCGGTCAAAAGACTGGCTCTAAGACGGCGCCACTCGTCAAGGAATGGGCGGACATGGTTCTATTTGCCAACTACAAGACCCTGGTTATGACGACTGACAATGGCAAGAAGAAAGCCCAGGGCGGTGAACGTGTAATGTATACCAATCATCGACCGGCTTGGGACGCGAAGAACCGACACGGCTTGCCAGATGAAATGCCATTCAATTATGCAGGGATTGCTCATATCTTCGCTGGTCAACAACAAGCACTACAACCACAGGTTGAACAACCTCAGCAAAGCGCACCACAAGCTCCAGAACCAATTCAAGAGGAATTACCTCTCGATATGTCGACAGTTGCCGAAGCACCTCAAAATGAAACTCCTAGCGAGCCGGAGAGTGCTCCTGCTTCATATCACGCAAGTTTGCCAAAGAGTTTGACTGACCTTATGGCGCAAGGAAACGTGACAGAAGAAGAACTTCAAAAAGTAGCTTACATCCGTGGACACTTTCCACTAGGAACACCGATCGAAAACTTCCCTCCTGATTATTGGGATATGATTGTATCTCATTGGCAAGCTACTATGGAAGTTATTCAAAACCAAGTTCGAGCAGATCCTGAAGTGCCCTTTACCATGTAAATTTTGGGAATTAGAAATTATAGCAAAATACAATAAGGAGTATCTATGAAAGATAAAACTATTAAAATCGATTTGTCAAAAATTGCAAATACAGCCTTACAAGAAAAGGTTGACAAAGAACTTGAAAAAGTCCTTGAGAATATTCTGGATCTCAATACAGAAGCTAAAGCGACTCGCAAGGTTACTATCATACTAACGATGTCAACAGACGATGAACGTACAGTCGTTAAAACAGGCATGGAAGTCAAATCTACCCTAGCGCCACAGAAAGGTGTCGCAACAACTGTCATTGTTGGTCGTGACGACACTGGTAAAATTCATGCGAATGAGCTCAAAAGTGGCATTCCAGGTCAGACTTACTTTGATGACAACGGAGACATGAGAACCGACACTGGCGAACTCATCGAAAAGGTGGAAAAACAAAGTACAAATATCATTGATTATAATCAAAAGAAAGCAGGTAACTAATCATGACAGAAAATCTCAGAGAAGCATTAACTTACGCAGTCGAACTGGCTGGTAAAGAAAACAAAATCATTCGTTCAGAAACTGGGAAGGAATATTTTGACAGCGATGAATATGACTTACGGGAACTTAACCCTCGTAAGTACGCACCTATCCTTGAGCTTCAGACACTCAAAAGTCTAGTTGATTATCTCAAATCAGATAACGATCTCATTAGTGGCCGTAAACTTGTACTTGTTGTGGACAGTTACCAAAAAGTATCTGTATATGATCAAGTTGATTTTGAAAATGGTAAACGTCCTCAGCTCGTATCTGTAAAAGCAAATGTTCCAGTTATTCCGTTCAGTAATTGGCGCGATCAGGAAGAATTCAATATTATGCTGCAGTCTATGTTCATCAATGATGCAGACCGTAATTTGGTTTTGGATTTTGCTAGCCATTTGAAAATTGAAAAAGGTGCAGAAGTACAGGACAATGGCATCAGCCAAATGGCTACAGTTCGCGATGGTGTGGCAAGCTTAGCACAAGCTAAGACTCCAAATCCAGTAACTTTACGACCATATCGTACTTTCAACGAAGTGGAACAACCAGCAAGTCAATTCGTCTTCCGCATTAACAAATCGGCGAATCTTGCGCTTTTTGAAGCAGATGGGGGCAAATGGAAATTAGAAGCCGTAGAAAACATCGCAAATTATTTAAAAAATGAACTTGCTAGCAACAAAAAAATTACTATTTTAGCTTAAAGGAGAAAACAATATGACACAACAACAATTTAACAATTTTGACCGCGAATACGACTGGAACGACACTATCCAAAAAGATGCAGAATTCACATTGCTGCCTGAAGGCTTATACACTTTCACAGTTAAGAGCTACGAGCGTGGACGTCACACACCAAATCCACAGAACCCTGGTAAATTGCCAGCATGTAATAAAGCAACCGTCCACATCCAAATCGTAGCAAATGAAGGTGAAACAGAATTGCGTCACAACTTGTTCTTGCATAGCTCAACAGAAGGTATGTTGTCAGCGTTCTTCGGTGCTATTGGTCAAAAACGTAAAGGCGAACCATTGCGTATGGATTGGAATGCAATCGTAGGACGAACTGGCGTATGTAAAGTAGGAGTCCGTGAGTACAATGGCAACAAGTACAACGAAGTCAAGGGTATGATCTACGCTGAAGATGTGGACTATACAAAAGTATTGAACCAACAAGTAGGACAAGCTCCACAAGCAAGCTACCAACAACCGCAGCAGAATTTTGGGCAACCACAGGGACAAGCTGGATATCAAGCTGGTCAATTTTAGGAGGTAAGGGATGCAATTAAGACCTTATCAACAGGAAGCACGGGAAGCTGTTCAAGCTGAATGGGCTAAAGGTCGCAAGCGCACGCTCTTAGTATTACCAACAGGATGTGGAAAGACAATCGTTTTTTCCAAAATCATTGAAGACCAAGTGAAAGAGGGCAAGCGTGTGCTTGTCCTTGCTCATAGGTCAGAACTTTTGGAACAAGCTAGCGACAAGCTCAAGACTGCGACAGGGCTTGGAACAGCCTTAGAAAAAGCCGAGAGCACCTCTATCGGTTCATGGTATCGAGTAGTCGTCGGATCAGTCCAAACTATGCAGAGAGAGAAACGACTTAGTCAATTTCCTCCTGATTGGTTCGATACAATTGTAGTCGACGAAGCCCATCACGCTATTTCAGATGGTTATCAACGTGTACTTGGCTATTTTGAGCAGTCGAACGTCTTGGGAGTGACTGCAACGCCTGACCGTGGAGATATGAAGAATCTTGGCTCTTACTTCGATAGCTTAGCTTATGAGTATTCATTAGTCCAGGCTATTCAAGAAGGGTACCTATCAAAAATCAAAGCTTTGACAATTCCGCTTAGCTTGGATTTATCAAATGTCAGCATGTCAGCGGGTGATTTCAAGGCAAGTGATGTTGGAACGGCACTGGATCCATATCTGGAACAGATAGCAGATGAAATGGCCAAGCAATGTGCAGACCGCAAAACAGTCGTGTTCTTACCTTTGGTAAAGACCTCGCAGAAGTTTCGCGACATCCTAAATGCAAAAGGATTTCGTGCTGCTGAAGTCAATGGAGAGTCCAAGGATCGTGCAGAGATTCTGGAAGATTTTGAGAAAGACCGCTACAACGTGCTTTGCAATTCGATGTTATTGACAGAAGGTTGGGACTGCCCGTCAGTAGATTGCGTGGTCGTGTTAAGACCTACTAAGGTACGTGCCTTGTATAGCCAGATGGTGGGGCGTGGTACTCGATTGCATCCAGGGAAAGAAGAACTGCTTTTGCTAGACTTCCTCTGGCACACTGAACGCCACGAATTATGCCGGCCAGCTCACTTGGTTTGTGAAACTCCAGAAGTCGCTCAAAAAATGGTTGAGAATATGGAAGAGCAAACAGGTGTCATGCTCGACCTTGAAGATATGGAAGTGAAGGCAGCAGAAGACGTAGTCGCTCAACGTGAGGAAGCCTTAGCTAAACAATTAGAAGAAATGCGTAAGCGTAAGCGCAAGCTAGTAGATCCGTTGCAATTTGAAATGTCTATCCATGCTGAAGACTTATCGAACTACGTGCCAAACTTCGGATGGGAGATGTCACCTCCTAGCGATAAACAAATCAAAGCGCTTGAAAAATACGGCATCTTTACTGACGAAGTAGGAAATGCAGGCAAAGCCAACCTCTTGTTAGATAGATTGCACAAACGACAATCAGAAGGATTGACCACACCAAAACAGATTCTCTTCCTGGAAGGTCGTGGCTTCAAAGATGTGGGAATGTGGCAATTTGACCATGCCAGAAACATGATTGATCGTATCGCTGCAAACGGATGGAGATTGCCTACAGGCGTACGGCCATCTGAATATGTGCCAAATTAAAGAAGGAGAAAACAGTGGCAGAGAATGATTTTAACTTATTGCCGTTGCTGGATTACATCAATCCTGCCACGGTAGACTACCAAACATGGGTAAATGTGGGCATGGCCCTTAAACACGAAGGTTACACGGCATCTGATTGGGACACCTGGTCGCAAAATGATAGCCGGTATAAGAAATTTGAATGCTTCAAGAAATGGGACACATTCAACGAGGAAGCAGGAACTATCGTGACCGGCGCAACGATTACCCAACTAGCAAAAGAAAATGGTTGGGTATCTCAATCTGGCTATGACAGTGAGAATGCTCATGAATTAGGTTGGACAGATACAATCGACCGTGACTATCGCGTCATCGATAAGGATTGGATTGAAGGAAAGGAAATCCACGAGCCGACCATTTGGAATCCGGTTCAGGAAATTATCAAATACCTTGAAACGCTCTTTGAAGCTAGCGAAAATGTTGGGTACGTTACTGAGTGTTATCCAAAAGTTAACGACGAAACGGGCGAGATTGAAAAATGGCTGCCAACTAAAGGTGCCTATGACCGTACTGCTGGACAATTGATTGAAGCTCTTAGTAAATGTAATGGAGATATCGGTGCAGTCCTGGGCGATTACCACGAAGAAGCTGGCGCATGGGTTCGATTCAATCCTATGGATGGCAAGGGTGCCAAGAACGAAAACGTGACAGATTTCAGGTATGCCCTGGTTGAATCTGACAGTATGCCAATTGACAAGCAAAATGCAATCTACAAAGAACTTGAATTGCCGATTGTAGCCCTGGTCCACAGTGGGAATAAATCACTTCACGCTATCGTCAAAGTAGATGCTAAGAATTACGAAGAATATCGTAATCGTGTTGATTATCTTTATAAGATTTGCCAAAAGAACGGCATTGTCGTTGATACTCAAAACCGCAACCCAAGCAGGCTATCTCGTATGCCAGGATTTATCCGAAATGGCCAAAAGCAATTCTTAGTAGATACGAACATCGGTAAGGCTGATTGGGATGAGTGGTATCAATACATCGAAGATTTGAACGATGATTTACCTGATCCAGAATCACTTTCGGATAGCTGGGATAATTTGCCGGAATTGGCTCCCGAATTGATTAAAGGAGTTCTTCGTCAAGGTCACAAGATGCTGATTGCCGGACCTTCAAAAGCCGGGAAGTCATTCGCACTGATAGAGATGTCGATTGCGATTGCTGAAGGTAAGAAGTGGCTTGGTTGGGATTGTACTCAAGGGCGTGTCCTCTATGTCAATCTGGAGCTAGACAGACCGTCTGCCTTGCATCGCTTCCGAGATGTCTATCAAGCTATGGGATTGGCTCCGCAAAATATCAACAACATCGATATTTGGAATCTTCGTGGGAAGACCGTACCGATGGACAAGCTGGCGCCTAAGCTCATCCGTCGAGCTTTGAAAAAGAACTATATCGCAGTCATCATCGACCCGATTTACAAGGTCCTGACTGGTGACGAGAACAGCGCAGACCAGATGGCGCACTTTACCAATCAATTCGACAAAGTGGCGGCAGAGCTAGGCTCTAGTGTTATCTACTGTCACCATCATTCGAAAGGTTCTCAAGGTGGCAAGAAATCCATGGACCGCGCTAGTGGTTCGGGTGTATTCGCTCGAGATCCTGACGCACTTATTGACTTAGTAGAGTTGGAAGTGTCAGAAGAATTATTGACGCAGCGTTTGAATCAAGCAGCGTGCGAGGTTTACAAACAGGCATTACAAGAACGAAACAACGCTTATTACCAACAGAATGTCGGACTAGATGATCTATTGAGTCCAGCACAGATGAGAACGCACTTTGAAAAAGGTATCGATGATGTCATGATTCGAGCTCCATACGTGGATAAGCTCGAAGAAGTACGCAAACAAATTCAGATAGCGACTGCGTGGCGTGTAGAAGGTACACTTCGCGAGTTTGCCAAGTTCAAGCCGGTGAACATGTGGTTCAGCTATCCAGTACACACGCTTGATAAAACGGGCGTGCTGGCCGATATTCAATTGGATGATGATAAACCAGGGTGGATGAAAGCCAAAGAAACTCGCAAAAAGAACGCAAAGGAAGACAAAAAGCAAAAACTGATAGAGTTTGACGAAGCAATCGAAAACGCGAATTTCGGCGAGCCACCATCAAAAGAAGATGTAGCTGAGTTTTTAGGAATTTCTGTAAAAACAGTTACTCGCAGATTGAATTCATCTAAAAAATATTGGTTCGACAAGAACTCAAATTCGATAAAAGAAAAAGGACAAGACCGTAAAAACGTGGTCGTGTCCGAATAAGACAACACCATAAAATTATGGTTGTGTCTTTGTCCTAAAAAGGACAGACAAGACCGTAAAAACGTGGTCGTGTCCCGGACAGACATCTATATATTATATATATAGATAATGTCCTGTCGTCCATCATGTCCATACCTGTATAGACAGGGTTGCTTAAAATGCACCCTGTCATATACAAGGGCCATGGACTAAAAGCGAAATTTAAAAAGAAAAGGAGTGCATTTTTAAAAATGTCTATTGAATTCTTTTTACCGATGGAAAAAATTCCGACGACAACTCACCAACAAAAAAAGGTAAACGTACAATTTGGAAAGCCAATCTTTTATGAGTCGGCCGACTTAAAAAATGCCAGGATGAAATTTGAGAGCTTGCTTGCGCAGCATGTCCCTCCGAATAAAATCAAAGGAGCGATTCGTTTGACAGTCAAGTGGTGTTTCCCTCGTATCAAAAAAAGCTACGATGGCCAGTACAAGACCACAAAGCCAGATACGGATAATTTGCAGAAATTACTCAAGGACTGCATGACGAAACTTGGATACTGGAAAGACGATGCCCAAGTGGCCAGCGAAATCGCCGAGAAATTCTGGGCAGACACAGTCGGGATCTATATCAAAATTGAGGAATTGGAATGAAGATTGATTACATTGATTTTTTTAGCAGACAAATTCCAGAATGGATGGCACGCAGCAATCAGAAGAGTCAAGAAGTTGGATTCGGAACAGATGCTTATTGGCAATGGGCTGTTTCATCTATCGGAGAAATTTGCAAACAATACAATGATGACGAGCTGGTGACGGAGCAATTTGGTCTACTCTTTAACTGGCTAGAAAAACAAGCAGGTTAAACTATGGAATATAGCAAACAAACAATGATTGAAGCTTTGGAGCACTCGATTGAGAACACCAAGAATGAAATTGAGAAATACTCAAAAGATTGCAACGGACGATTTTCGCAAGGAAGAACTGCGCATCGTGAATTTCTGAAGAAAAGACTGAAGAGATTGGAGAAACAGTTGGAGGGATTGAAGAATGAATAAAAAAGAGTTGATTAATAAAATCAATAGGCTATGGGTGTTTGGTGCAAAAGATTATATAGCAAGAGATGAAGTTTTAGATTTAGTGCGACAACTAGACGAACCCGAAAAAGTCACAATACCGCAGTTTGTAGCGAACTACATCGAACAAACGAAAAATGAAGATTATCATTTACTTGGCGCGATGACCGAAATCAGAAGTCACAAAAACAAAGAAATTGACGACTGGTTTTACACAGACGACAACATGGAACTTTTCGCTCGTGCATGGCTGGACGGTTACGAAGAAGTGGAGGAAGAAAATCGGTATTATGTAAGGCTTAAAAATGTTGATGAAAATTATAATTACTTAAACCATATCAATCATCTTGATGCTTGGTGTTTAACAGAAATAAAAACAGATAAAAAATTTCGTACAACGCACACTCGCAAACAATTAGAAGATGGGGGCTTCGGATGGGTGTTTGATTGTGAGGGGATTGAACTTGAGGAGGTTGAGTGATGAGTTATGAGTGTTCGAACTGTGGTAAAGAACTCGAAGACGAGTTTCTGGTAGTACAAGAGAATCATGTTATTCTTGCGTTGTTTAACGATGTTGAAAATTGTTTTTGTAGTCAGCAATGTGTCAATGATTTCTTAATGATTGAATCTAAATACTTATCAAATGGAGATATCCCATACGATGAGGAGGTGGAGTGATGAAAGACATACGAATACTAGATGCGTGCTGTGGGTCTAGGATGTTCTGGTTTGATAAACAAGAGCCACACACAACATACATGGATAGACGTGAAGAAGAATTTGAAATTCACAAAAAGAAAATCAATGTTAAGCCAGACATTGTTGCAGATTTTCGAGATATGCCATTTGATGACGAAACATTTAACCTTGTTGTATTTGATCCGCCACACCTTCTCTGGGCTGGCCAGAAATCATTCATGCGTGCGCAATATGGTCAACTAGACTTGTTGACTTGGAGATTAGACTTGCAGCAAGGTTTTAAAGAGTGTTTTAGGGTTTTGAAAACAGGTGGAACACTTATTTTCAAATGGTCTGATGCTCAAGTAAATGTTAAGGAAATTTTGGAATTGGTTCCGCATCAACCACTTTTCGGCCAGCAACGTGGGACGACTCATTGGATGGCTTTTATGAAATTTTAGGAGGTAAAAGAATGATAATATCATCTGAAGAATGGTTAAAATTTAGAAAAGATGGAGAAAAAAATGCCTTGGAGATACTTGGAGAATCATTTCAAGACGATGGTGAGGAGGTGGAAGATTGACAATCAATATTAAGCAGCGACTAAAGGCCTTGCAATATATTGATATCAAAGTGAAGTCGAAACATCAGGAAATCATCAGCTTGAAGTCGGGTATTTTACGAGGACAGCAATTTGATAATATGCCGAAATCGAAAAACAATAAAAACCAGTCTGAAGAATTAAATGTGCTGATCATCGACAAATCAGAACAGCTCTATCGAGAAATTCAAGCACTGTACAAAGAACGTGAAGAACTCATCCAAGCTATCGAATCGCTAGACGATCCGGTGGAGAACATCGTAATGCGATTGTTCTACATTGACGGGATGACCTGGAACGAAGTTGAGGCTAAGCTGAGATATAGCCGAGGTGCCATTCAAAAAATTAGGAAGTCGGCTTTTGGAAATTTATCAAAAAATGTGAACAAAGTGAACTAAAGTGAAACTTTAAAGTGATATTATGATATTGTCAGCAAGAGGCTGATAGGCTCCTATATATTTTTTACCGAAGGGCGTAACGCCCTTTATGGCGGCGATAGGATTCTCTACTATTTTTGGTTCTCACACAGATAAGCTCTACAAACTTTTTGTTTCCCTGGTTCGATTCCGGGCGCCGTCTTAATGACTACAACAAAATAAAAAAGCAAAGGTAACAATATACTATTGGTTCTGATAGAGGTAAGTAGTCGCCTCTCGTTAAGTCACTCATTGAGTGGCTTTTTGATTTTTTAAGAAGTGGAGGTGATGGAAAATCGTAAAGAAAAGAAGTAGAGAACAGGTTGATGAGTTCGGTTTGAATAGTCGTGAACGAAATTTTGCAGATGAGTACATCGCTAACGGCAATAACGCGACACAGGCTTATTTAAAAATATATCCAACATCTGGCGAAGCCAATGCCGCTAACAAAGGAAGCGCATGGGTTAGAAAAGGTGAGATTTTAAACTATATCAAAATCAAAACAAAGGAACGACTAGATGCATCGGGATTGAAAGCAAACGACATCATAGATCGTCTTATCGATATTGCTTTTGGTCGACCCATTGTTGGATATAGTAAACAGACGGATAAAATAACAGGCGAGGTTATAAAGTATGTTGAATACGAAGGTACGGCGCCTATCGACGAACAGATAAAAGCTCTTGAGTTATTAGGTAAGTATCTCAAATTATTCACTGATAAAGTTGAGGCGGACGTTTCTGGAACGGTGGTGTTTGCGAATGAGTCAGACATACCAGATTAAACAGAACGATATTGTCGTAGACTTGCCGAAGATGGTTGGAGCTGGATATGGTCAGTTCTGGCGATCGAGAAATCTTTACCGAGTTGTCAAAGGGTCCCGTGGTTCGAAGAAGTCTAAGACGACTGCTTTGAATTATGTTACCCGTATTTTGAAATATCCCTGGGCCAATTTACTTGTCATTCGTAGATACTCAAACACGAACAAGCAATCGACCTACACGGATTTTAAGTGGGCAGCTAACCAACTAAAAGTCGCTCATAAGTTTAAATTCAACGAGTCGTTGCCTGAGATAACTGTAAAAGAAACAGGTCAGAAGATTCTCTTCCGCGGTTTGGACGATGAACTTAAAATTACATCTATCACGGTTGATGTTGGTATTCTTTGTTGGGCATGGTTTGAGGAAGCGTATCAAATCGAAACTGAAGATAAGTTCAGTACAGTCGTCGAGTCTATCCGTGGTAGCTTAGATGTGCCTGATTTCTTTAAACAAATCACGGTCACGTTTAACCCGTGGAACGAGAGGCATTGGCTCAAGTGGGTCTTCTTTGACGAAGAGACTAGACGAGCCGATACACTTTCGATGACGACTACCTATCGATGCAACGAGTGGCTTGATGAAGTCGATATCAAACGCTATGAGGATTTGTATCACACGAATCCAAGGCGTGCGAGAATCGTCTGCGACGGTGAATGGGGTGTCGCTGAAGGTTTAATCTACAACAACGTGACTGTCAAGGAATTTGACAAAGATGAGCTTCTTCAAAAACCTGATAACAAGTTGTGTATCGGCCTTGACTTCGGTTTTACTCACGACCCGACAGCTTTGTGTTGCTCGTTGATAAACGACAAAACAAAAGAAATACACATCTTTGACGAAGCGTACAGAGTCGGTCTGATAACCAAGGAAGTCGCTAAGATGATAAAGGACAAAGGGTATCATCGCTCTACAATCATCGCAGATAGTGCAGAGTCACGGCTAATCGAAGAGCTCAGGTCAGAGCACGGGATATCTCGAATCAAAGAGAGTAGGAAAGGAAAGGATAGTATCATGGCTGGCGTGTCCAAATTACAAGGATACGCTATTTATGTGCATCCGAGCTGTGAACATATCATGGACGAATTTTACAGTTATTGTTATCAACGAGATAAAGAAGGTAATTGGTTGAATAAGCCGGAAGACAAGAACAACCACTTGATGGACGCATTGCGATACAGTCTTCAATGCATTGAAGGTGTCAAAGCTACTGTCCGCAGACGGTCAGATTTTGGCTTGTAGAAAGGAATTAAATGTATCAGATTTTAACTTATCCGCGAGAGGGGTATGATGAAACAGCTTTGAACAAGGAATTGATTTATAAGCTGATTCAAAAACACACACAAGAACGCCAACGTTTGAAGAAACTTAAACGCTACTACATGGGTGAGCATGCTATTTTAAAACATGAGCGACGAAACAAGAACGCTCCAAACTTTAAAACAGTAGCCAACCATGCGAAGGATATTGCAGACACGGCCACAGGTTACTTTATGGGCAATGCAATCAAGTACAACAACACTGCCGAAGGTGATATCGAGTCCTTGCTTGTGGCATTTGATGGCGCTGAGATTGACCAGGTAGACACACAGAATGCATTGAACATGTCTATCTACGGCCGTGCTTATGAATACATCTACGCAAAAGAAGGACTGACTGAGCTTGATTCGACTAGCGTAGATCCTGAGAATGTATTCCTGGTTTACGATGATAGTATTGAACGCAAGGTTCTCTTTGCAGTGTACTACTACGAAATCAAAGATGATACAAAGGATGCTACCAAGTATCAAGCGGAAGTCTTTACTCAAAATCTGCATTATCACATTGTACTGCGTGATTCGAGTACAGGAACAACACAGGATGAACAAGTAGAACCACATAATCTTGGACAGGTTCCAATCATTGAGTATCGCAACAACCACTTTGCAATTGGTGATTATGAACAACAGATTAGCTTAATCGATGCTTACAATTCGTTGATGGGTAATCGTGTTAATGACAAAGAACAAGCAGTCGAGTCTATTCTCGTATTGTACGGTGCGCAATTAGCTGACAACCTGGAAGATGCCAGAGAAGCAATGAGAATCCTTGCTGAAGAAGGTCTTTTGGAATTGCCAACAGATGCCAAGGCTGATTTCTTAAAGAACGCTCTGGATGAGAGCGCTACTGAAATCTTACGCAAAGCCTTGAAAGAAGATATTTACACCTTTAGCCACGTTCCGAATCTGACCGATGAGAACTTCGCAGGGAATAGCTCAGGCGTAGCCATGGAGTTTAAGCTGCTAGGACTTGAGATGATTACTAAGACCAAAGAAGCGAATTACAAACGTGGTATTCGTCAACGTATTAGCATCTTCGCCCATTATCTGGGCATGCAGCAAATTGCTCTTGAGGCACACTCAATCGTGCCACAATTTAGCCGTGGATTACCTAAGAACTTGCTTGAGTTGTCACAAGTTATCAATAATCTTGAAGGCAAGGTGTCACTTCGTCAGCTTATTTCTCTCTTGCCATTCGTTGAAGATCCTGATGCTGAATTGGAAGACCTCGAAGAAGAGAAAGAAAAGAACATGGAACGTGTGCCATTCTTTAACCAGGTTAACACGAAGCCAGACGAAGAGGTGACAGATGAAGAACCAGGACTATTGGACCAAGAGGAAGGCTAATCTCATCTACGAGCAGATGGACAAGGCCGAGAAGCAAGCAGACAAGTTTGATGATGTCTACAGGCAATCGAAAGCTTATCTAGATAAACAAATCAACAAGATATTTGACAAGTTTCAACGTGATTATGGTTTGAGTGAGCGTGATGCTCGCCAAGTCTTGAAGAACATGAAGGACCAAAAAGACCTGAATGAACTTCGTAAGGTGCTTGAAGCAAGACCGGACGACCCGAATATACAACGATTGCTCGCTGATTTGGACAGTCCGGCTTACGCTTATCGCATGAAACGACTTGAACGATTAAGCGACGACTTAGACCTTATGCGTAGTTCTATCTATCTTTCGGAAAAACAAGGATCAGATGGTTTTTACAGCGACTTAATGAAAGATAGTTATTACAAGGCTACTTTTGACCTGCAACAACAGACAGGACTAGCTTATAGCTTCTCCGGCTTACCTGAAACAGAAATCAAACGTCTACAAGGTCTAAAGTGGACAGGAGAGGTCTATTCGGACAGAATATGGTCGAATACAGGGGCGCTTGCTTCAAGCGTGAAGGACGAGCTCCTAGTAAGTCTCATGACTGGTCGGAGTGCAAGAACCACGGCTCAAGTAATCGCTGAACGTTTTGAGGTTGGTCAGAACAAAGCTAGACGTTTGGTACGGACAGAGTCAGCGTTCTTTCATAACCAAATGGAACTGCTCAGCTATGAAGATGCCGAGATTACAAAGTATAAATTCGTAGCAGTCTTAGACAAGCGCACATCTCACATTTGCCAGGAGCACGACAATAAGGTCTATGATACGGACAAGGCTGTCCCTGGCGTGAACTATCCACCTTTACATCCGTGGTGTAGGTCTACTACTATCGCACACGATGATGATATCGACTACAGCAAGTTAGAACGCAGGGCTAGAAATCCCGAAACAGGAAAGGTCGAGTACGTGCCTGCTGATATGAGTTATAAAGAGTGGTACGATAAATACGTTGCAAAAGACAAGGGAAAGAGTTATAATAAAGATACAAGTGAAGCTAAAGCAAAATTCTATAGCGAGCAACTATTATCCAAGATTTCGAAGGTCGAACCAAAAATTACAAGTGATATGAAACGTATAGCTGGTAAAAATAAACTAGCTGGCCTTGAATTTAGGAAGAAAACAGTTGAGTCATTATCACGTAAAATTACAGCAGATAGCCAAGCCGAAAATATAAGTTTAGCAAAAGCTACAAGTGAAATTAACGATGCTTTGCGATATACAACTATTTTCGATCCCGATACTTTTACGAAAGAGTATTTGAAGATGAAACGGAAGCTTATTGCAGAGGGTTATCAAGTTGTAAAAGTAAAAAATACTTGGCTAATAGATGGACCATATAAAGGTGTGAATACAGTTATTGAAAAAGATGGCATCATCTTTGAAATGCAATATCATACTCAAGAAAGTTTTGATTTAAAGAATGGTCCGTTACATGAGCTTTATGAGAAGTATCGTGATACGAGTACATCTGATCGAGAGCGCATGAAATTATTTAAAGAAATGCTTGATTTAAGTAATGAGCTTGAGATTCCTAAAAATATAGAGAGGGTGAAGTGATATGAAAGATATTAAATACTACCACACAACGACAAACAATCCTCAAGTACTTCGTTTAATTGATGGTGTCATGCAAGTTTTTGACATCGAAAAAAAGTGGGTTGATAGCATTGATTGGTTTAATAAAATCTTTTTCAATGACTTCACAGATTTCGAAGAAATTCCAGAAAAGGATGCATTTACTTATATTGACAGGATGGTAGCGGCATGATTGATATCGCCTTAGCTATCGCCAAAAAAGCACATGCAGGTCAGGTGGATAAAGCTGGCATTGATTACATACAACATCCTCTCTATGTGGCCAGCCAAGTCACGACTGAACAGGAAAAGGCTACGGCTTTACTGCATGATGTGATTGAGGATAGTGATGTAACTGCTGATGATTTACTGGTATCGGGTTTACCAAATGAAGTTGTTACAGCGGTACAAATTTTGACAAAGAAAAAAGGTCAAAGTTATCAAGAATATCTTGAAAAAGTGAAATCAAATAATTTAGCAAGAATTGTAAAACTTGCAGATTTGAAACACAACTCGGATTTATCACGTTTGAAATCTGTTACCAATACAGACTGTGAGCGTGTTGAAAAATACAAAAATGCAATTCGTTACTTAAGCACCTAGAAAAATCTAAGTGCTTTTTTCGTGCTCAGAAAGGAGAGACGTATGTTTATTTGGGAATGGGTGCTGATTGCCCTGGGGTGGTTGATATTTCTACCACTGGTGTCTTTCATCTTTTTGTTTATGAAAAATTTAAACAAAGAGCTTAAAAACAGAAAGTAGGTGATCCAACATCTTGACTTGTAGGAATAGACTACTGCTTAATATCGTTACCTAACCGTATCAGAATTGATGCGGTTTTTTGATTGTCCAAGCATTGAAGACACTAAAAGCCATGGAATTACACAGTCGGGGACGACTTTAAAAATAGGAGGTTCGTAATGAACGAAGAAACACAAACAGTCGAAACGGTTGAAGTACAAGAGGTACCTGCAGAACCTACTATCGAAAACCAACCGCAAGACGAGAAGAAGTACACAGATGCAGAAGTCGATGCAATCATCGATAAGAAATTTGCTAAGTGGAAATCAGAGCAAGAAGCCAAAGAAAACGAAGCTAAGAAACTTGCCAAGATGAACGCTGACGAGAAACAGAAATATCAGTTGGATCAGCGTGAGCAAGAACTAGCTAATCGTGAACAAGCGATTGCTCGCAAAGAATTGACCGCAGAAGCTAAGGCAATGCTAAGTGAACGTGGCTTACCAGTTGAATTAGTGGCCGTGGTTGATTTGTCAAACGCTGAAGCTGTGACTGAGTCAGTCGCAAGCATTCAGAAAACTTGGGAGGATGCAGTACAGAAAGGTGTATCCGAACGCATGAAGGGTAGCGCACCCATTAAGACTGCGCCGCAACAATCATCAGGGCTTTCAAAAGCTCAATTTTTCCAAATGAGCCATTCAGAGAAGGCTGCACTGAAGCAGTCAAACCCTGAATTATATAACTCATTTTTAAATTAAATAAAAAGGGGAATTTAACACATGACACAAACTAAAATTGCAAATCTCGTAAATCCCGAAGTGATGGGAGATATGATCGCAGCTAAATTACCAAAAAAATTGCAAGTGATTCCATTTGCAGTTATCGACCGCACGCTTGAAGGCGTACCAGGTAACACAATCACAGTTCCGTCTTACACATATATCGGTGATGCCGAAGATGTAAACGAAGGCGTTGAGGCTGGCGTTGTAGTCCTTGGAACATCTACTAAGACTGCTACAATCAAGAAAGCTATGAAGGCTGTTGAATTGACAGACGAAGCAGTTCTTTCAGGTTATGGTGATCCAGTTGGTAACGCAGAGAACCAACTTGCGCTTTCAGTCGCATCTAAAATCGATAACGACGCAATGGACGCTCTTTTGAAAACAAACACTCGTAAGTTTGACTCAAAGACAAAAGCAATCAGCTATGATGTAATCGTTGATGCTATTGATTTGTTTGAAGAAGAAGTCAATACTGAAAAAGTTATGTTTGTCAATCCAAAGCAAGTTACAACTTTGCGTAAAGATCCAAACTTCATCTCAGCGGATAAATATCCAAACCAAGTTGTGATGACCGGTGAAATTGGCTCAATCGCAAACACCCGCATCGTTCCAACTAAGAAAGTTGCTCTTGATACCACTAGCGCATTTTACACTTGCCCAATCATCAAGCTCACTCATGATGATGAAACTGAAAAAGACACTCCAGCGTTGACAGTCTATCTTAAACGTGATCCAAACGTTGAAGTAGATCGTAAGTCATTGAAACGTACTACTGAAATCTCAATCGACGAGTTCTACACAGTAGCCGTTTCAGACGATTCTAAAGTCGTGCTTGCTGAAATCAAGAAATAAGGTCTGACCTATGAAAGCCAGAGTCAAGCAAGCATTCAATGATTGGAAAGCGAATGTGGTTCGACAAGAGAATGAAACCTTTGAGATGACAGAAGAACGTTTTGAAGAACTGTCTCACAATCTCGAAGAAGGGTTCTCAGTCAATATCACAGATGTGATTGAAGTCATTGACGAAGAAGAAACCGAAACACAAGGAGACGAGACTCCTTTAAATTAGGAGGTCTTATGGAACTTAAAAAACTAAAAATGTTAACAGGCGAGAGTGACGAAGCAGTCCTCTCGTCTTTGATTTTACGGGCAGAAAATATCATTTTATCAGAAACTAATCGAGACAATCTCACGCCTGCGCTTGAAAGACTTATCCCAGAGCTTGTAATCGAGCTCTATAATCGTTCAGGAAGCGAGGGAGAGCAGTCAAGAAGCGAAGGTGGTATATCTGTTACTTACGGAGAAAACGGATTGTCTATGGGGGTTTTACAACGTATTCGGATGCATCGCTTAGCGAGGGTGGCAGGCCATGTTTTTGAAAAAGAATAGACTGAAACCTTATAACCTCAAACGGTTCAAGAAAATCGTGACAGATGAGGGGATTGCTAAGGAAGGATACACGGACAAAGTTGAAGAAGTTCGACTTGAATTGTGGCCAGCGAGCAGCAAACTACAATCTGAGATTTACGGCGAACGCTTGAATGATATCCTGAATGCGAATGCGAGTAAGGATGCAAACATTAATGTCAAAGATGGTGTTTGTTGTATCGAGAGCAAGACAGAAGTCACGCATCGGGTTATCTCAAAGAAAGTGTATAGCCAACATCAAGTACTGGAGTTAGAACGTGTCAGATTTAATCGGAGCAGATAGCTTAATCGCTAAATGCCGTAAGCTGGCAAGCAAACAAGTAGGCGATGACATCGTCAGGCGTGCGGTCTTAAATGCGTGTAAAAATGTAGTTCAAGCAGAAGCCAAACTCAGAGCGCCAGCGAATGAAGGCGAGTTGAGGAATAGTATCAAAGTAAGAGCTAGGATTGAAGGTAGCCGAGTAATCGGTGAAGTCTTCACGAATTCAGACCACGGCGCTTATGTCGAACTTGGAACAGGTCCGAAAGGACTAGCTAATCATTCGGGTATATCGCCTGAAGTGAGCGTGTCTTATCGGTCAACGCCTTGGTACGTGCACGAAGACCAAATCAACGTAGGACCTTACCACTTTGCAAAAAGAGGTGAGTTCTATAAGATGTATGGTCAGCCAGCACAACCTTACTTGTACCCTGCCTTGAAGGACAACCAGGAACGTGTATCGAATAACATCTCTAAATACGTTAGTAGGAAGCTGAAGGAGCAGATATAATGATTAATATTAAACCCGTAATTTACAAAGAATTGCAAAAGGTCGCAGATAATGTGACCGATACTTATCCGGACGATTGGGAGAACTTCCCAGTCGTCATTTTTTTAGAAGAACAGAACAAGCCAGGTGATTGGTATGACGAGAAAGAGCGCAAGTCGAATATCCGCTACAAAGTTGATATATTTGACAAAGACAGTACAAGTAGTCTAGCAGTTGAAATCGACAAGATTTTTGCATCGTTAGGATTGCGAAGAACTGACTGTCAAGATGTTCCGGATCCATCACACTTACGTCATAAGTTGATGCGATTCGAAGGTATCGTCGACCTAAATTCACAATTGGTTTATCAATACAGAATGGAGAATTAATAGATGTTAGCAAATGGAATTAAGCTCGCTTATGGAAAAGCTAAAGGAACTTATACTGACCTTGTAGGACTTAAAGAAGTACCTGAATTCGGTATCGAACCTGAAAAGGTTGAAAACACAACCCTTGCAGATAAGGTTAAAAAATACGAATTTGGTATTGGTGATGCAGGAGAGCTTGAGTACAAGTTCGCTTATGATAACTCAAGCACAACTTCTTCTTACCGTGTTTTGCGTAAGGCAGCGGAAGATAAGGAGAAACTCTTCTTTGAACAAACTTACCCAGATAAAACTAAGGTTCAATTTGAAGGTCAAGTATCTGTCAAGCTTGGCGGTGGTGGTGTGAACTCTGTTATTGAGTTTACTCTTAAAATCGCATTACAATCCGAACTTGAATTCACAGATGGGATTGGAGGATAATAGATGACTAATCTACCATACGCAGTTTGGCAAGTCAGTGAGGATAAGGAGCTGAAACTCCGCCTCACATCCTTGCAAGCGACGAAAGTCGAAGAAAAAATCGGAATGAATTTGCTCAAGGTGTTTATGCCTGCAGAAGGCGAATCATTCACATTGCCACCTTTGAAGGTGATGTTGCTCTTAACTCATGGAGCACTTCAAAAATATGAGCACGGCATTTCATTTGAAGATGTATCTGATCTATATGATTCTTACGTGGATAATGGCGGTGACCAGGCAGCGTTTATGGCAGATGTTGTCTTGCCGATGCTTCAAGTATCGGGTTTTATGCCACGGGAGGAGAAAAACAAGAAGAAAGCTCCCAAAAAATCCAAATCCAAAATGGAAGTAGTCGACTAGAAGAGACTGCTGTCCATTCAGTAAAAGAAATGGTTGAGAGGCTATATCCGATGTTTTTAGATATCGGAGGAAAGCCTCTCGATTTTTGGGATTTAACCATATTAGAAATCAGAGACATGATCGAAAGTCACAATCGTGTCACGATTCAAAAACAAAAAGAGAAAATAGTTGAATCTTACAGACTTTCGCAGATGATAGCGAATAACGTATCCTTGTTACTTTCGAAAGAAGCTAAACCTCTTGACGTTTGGGACTACGCTCCGGACTTGTTCCAGGAAGAGAGAGACCAAGTCGAAAAAGCAAGGCAAGAACAAGAAATGAGGATGCATAAGGAACGTATGCGCGCATTCGCTGAGAGTCACAATCGAAAAATGAAAACGAAAGGAGAATAGATGGGAGTTACTCTTGATGAGCTCAAGGTAATGATTGATGCTGAAATCGCGCCTTTCAAGAACAAAATGAAAGAAGTCGAGAATAGAGTCAAAGATGCATCTGGCAAGGTCCAAGAATCAACCAATAAGATTAAGGCACAGTCCGGTTCTATGTTGGGTACATTTGCTAAATTGGCTAAATTCGCTGGGTTGGCATATCTTGGTAAAAAGATGCTCGATGTTGGTATGTATTCGACTCAAATGGCTCTTGAAGTTACAGCGTCGGTCAATCAAATCAAGCGTCAAATGGGCGAGAGCTCACAAACATTCTTAAAATGGGTTAATGATAATGCGAGTGCTATGAATATGGGCGTTGGTGAAGCGACAAAATATGGGGCGGTATATTCAAACTTATTTTCTGGCTTTATCAAAGACTCGAACAAGCTTAGCGCCTATACTGCTAAGATGCTTCAGACATCCGCAGTCGTAGCAGAAGGTTCAGGTCGTAGTATTACGGACGTCATGGAGCGCATTCGTTCAGGTTTGCTCGGAAACACCGAAGCAATTGAAGATTTAGGAATCAACGTCAATGTGGCTATGATTCAATCGACTGAAGCGTTCAGACGATTTTCGAATGGTCAAACTTGGGACCAACTCGATTACCAAACTCAGCAACAGATTCGACTTATGGCTATCCTGGAACAAGCAACCGCCAAATATGGTACAACCTTGTCCCAATCGGTCAACGGACGAATCAGCTTGTTTAAATCATTGCTTAAAGATGCTGCACTTAACGTAGGTAACGCATTCTTACCAATCGTGAACGCAGTCATGCCAGTCTTGAACTCATTCGCTATGGTGTTGAAGAACGTGACTGCTAAACTAGCAGAGTTCATTGCTCTAATGTTTAACAAAAAAGCGACTGTAAAAGACGGTGGTGTAGCCGGAGCGGTCAATGATATGAACGGCTCGCTACAAGATGCAGCAGGCGGTGCAGGCGACCTCGCAGATGCCATGGGTGACGCAGATGATGCTTCAGGTGGTATGGCCGATAACCTCGACGACACAGCCAAGTCAGCTAAAAAAGCCGTTAAGGAATTACTTGGTCTAATGGGATTTGATGAAATCAACCTATTAGGTAAGAAAGACGATTCTGGCGATGATGATGGCGCTGGCAAAGGCAAAGGCGGTGGAGGTGGAGGCAAAGGCAAGAAAGGCAAAGGGGGCGGTGGCGCACCTTTCAAGGATATCTTGCCAGAAGTAGCTCTTACCGATATGGATAACCAATTCAAGAGTATCTTTGACGGTCTTGGAGATAAACTAAAAGGTCTATTCGATCTGTTTGGTAAAGGGTTTAATGCTGCATTCAGAGCCGAAGGCCTCGAACGTATCACAAGTGCTATTGGTCGAATCAGAAAGACTCTTGAAGAAATCGCTACTGATCCACGAGTAGTCAATGCCTTCAATGGCATGACTGAAAAGATAACATACTCTCTAGGACAGATTACAGGCTCTCTGGCAACGGTTGGAGTCGGTATTGGCGTTTTCCTTTCCGAAAGCATAGCAAACGGTCTAGAACGCCAAAAAGAGCGTATTATTCGCTCGCTTGTGGCGCAATTCGAGAATACGGGCAATATGTTTGCATCTGCTGGAAATATCGCTCAGGCATTCGCAGATGGCTTTTATGACGTCATAACATCGACTGGCGCTATTCGCATCGGCAGTGCGATTGTATCATCTGTTCTAGCTATTCAAGCTAGCATCGTGGAGATTGGTTTCAAACTCGGTGGCGACCTTATGAAAGGTATTGAGCGAATTGTTACAGATAACATGCCTGGCATTGCTGAAATTTTCTCAAATACTTTGTCTGACATCGCTCCAATCTTTGAAAGTGCTGAACAAGCAATCAATGACATGTCCGATTCAATCAGTCGTGTGTATGATAATTATATTAGACCGTCGATTGAATCAACAACGAAAGCTATATCAAGCATTATCAGTTTATTTGTAAGAGGCTGGAATAATCATATTCAACCTGTTATTGAAAAACTTGGCCGAGGTTTCTCGGACACGATTAGCAAACACATTTCACCAATGATACAGAAGATTTTGGAAATGGTCGCAAGCTTCCAAGAAATGTCACAAGTCATTACTGCTTACGTTGCGCCAGTAATTGGATTTATCGTTGAGCAATTGACGAGAGTTCTAGCTCCAACTCTTGAATATATCGGAGAAGTCTTCCGTGTATTATTTAATACTGCTGCAGATATTTTGGGAGGAATAGCTGGCTTTCTTAAAGGCGTGTTTGATATTATCACTGGAATTCTTACTAGTGATATGAGCAAGATTTTTGAAGGTTTCACCGAAACAGGTGATGCTATCATGAACATCTTATCTACAATTTTCACCGGATTGATAGACTTGACTTCTGCTGCTTTAAAAGTTCTACTAGATTCTATCATTGCTTTATTACAATTAATTTGGGATGGCACAATAGCAATATTGAAAGCAATTTTAGACAGTATTATTGCTTATTTCAAAAGTCTCTGGGACAGCATCGTTGCCATCTTCACACCGATTGGCGAATGGTTTGCAGCGCGTTGGATTGATATCACAGTAGCTCTGGCGAATGTTGCAATTTGGATCGGGAATATGTTTCAAAAGGCGTGGAACGCACTTACAAGCATATTCGCATCAATCGGCACTTGGTTTGGCGAAAGATGGAACGACGTCACGAATGCACTTGCTAACGTAGCTACTTGGTTCGGGAATATCTTCAGAACAGCATTTGAAGCGGTCAAGAACGCATTCAGCACGATTGGTAGCTTCTTTAGTGGCGTTTGGTCTACCGTCAAGAATATCTTTGTCGGGGCTGGTCAAGCAGTCGGTAGCGCAGTAGGCGGAGCTTTCAGAAGCGCAGTTAACGCTGTCCTAGGAACGATTGAGAATGTTGTCAATGGCTTCGTTGGTATGATTAATGGTGTCATTGGAATGATCAATAAGATTCCTGGAGTATCTCTAGGAAGTATTGGTTATGTCAGCCTTCCTCGTTTAGCCCGTGGTGGTATCGTTGACAGTCCTACCGTAGCCATGATTGGTGAGGCTGGTAAAGAGGTTGTCATGCCACTTGAGAATACTGGGTTCTTACAAACTATGGGACGTATCGTAGGTGGTGCTGTTGTCAATGCTCTAGGTGGTGGATTGCCACAATCTGGAGGATTTAGTGGCAATGGAGACATCGTTATTCAAATAGGTGGGCATGAGTTTGGTCGTGTGGCCATTCAAGAAATCAATCGAGAACAAGAACGTGCAGGACAAGTCTTGCTTAACATCTAGAGGGAGGTAAAATGGCGCATTTAGTAATTAACGGGGTGGCTGTTAAGCCTCCCAAGTCTTTTCAAGTTGGTATCCAGGATATCGACGGAGAAACAGGGCGCAACGCAAACGGAGACATGGTGCGTGACCGTATCACGACCAAGCGCAAGCTAGATTGTGAGTGGGGCATGCTGACTCAAGGAGAAATGAGTCAGCTTTTAAATGCCGGATGTGCCCAGTTGT